GGCGGGCCACTGGAAGCCGAAGTGCGTTGGCAAGCCGGTTGTGATGGACGCTGCGTCTGTTGGCGAGAAGCTGCAGATGGCGTGGAGGTCCAACCACAACGGCAGCAACAAGATTGTCGACATTGAGCCCTCAGCCGGTCTTATGAAGTATGTCGAAGAAAACCTGCATCCAGTGCAAAAAATCGTTTCCTGAGACTACGGATCATTTCCACAGGTCGAAGGACGGCTTTCACTCTCGCTGCAAGACGTGCCGGCGAAAGCATGAGAACGGCCGTCGCCAGAAGAAGCGTGAGGAGCGACTAAAGGAGATCGAAAAGGGTGCGGTCGACGTGTTCATTGCGTCGGCCCGCATTGGTGGGGCAAACGTCCCGCACTCCTCTGAGTTGCTGGAAGTGCTAATGGAGTATTGCGGCGGCGTGCGTGGCTTCGCCAACATCTACATGAAGCAGTTCTACGACGCCGCTCCAGGCGGGGCTTTTCGGACGAAGATGCTGGACACGTTGGTGCGGTTGACTAGTGCGAACACGGCGATGGGCGGTGCGAAGAAGCCGCTGGAGCTGTGGTCCGAGGAAGAGCTGGAAGACGAACTGAAGCAAAGACTGCTTGAGGCTGCGGTGACGATCAATGCTACGGATGTGCGAAAACTGCCGGCACTGGAAGCCCCTCAACAGCTCGGTGGGGGAATGCCACAGGTATCCGCCGCAAACGCAGCCAAGCCAGTGGTTAGCCAAGTTCCCGCTGACCGAGGCAAAGACGAAGTGCGGGGAGTGGAGTGAAAAAGCACCCCAAGGTGCCGCCGCCGCCAAAGCCAGAAGGCCCAGTTGATCTCGGCCTGACGACCCACGCACTTTCGCAACTGAAGGAAGTTCAGGCAGAGCTTCACGGCCGCAAGATTGAGGCCCTCCGTCTGTACGAGCCAATGCCTCACCAAGAAGAGTTTCACTCTTGCATGGCCTCTGAACGCATCGTCTTGGGCGGCAACCGTGGCGGCAAGACGCTGGCAGTAGCGGTGGAGGCAGCGCGGGCTGCGACTGGGCAAGACCCTCATGGAAAGTACCCAGAAACGGACGGCAACCTTGCAATTGTCGGACGAAACTGGCCGCACATCGGACTCGTCGTCTACCCAATCCTTATGAAGGCCGGCGCTTTTCGGATCGTCAAGGACGAAAGCACCGGGCAGTGGCGGTCACTCAGGCCAGGTGAAGACAAAGCAAAGAGCAAGCCCGCGCCTCCGCTAATCCCGCCACGGATGATCAAAGAAGTCTCTTGGGTCCTGAAGAACGCAGGCTACCTCAACAAGGTGGAACTGATTAACGGGTGGACGATCTGGTGCTTCTCGTCAGAGGGCGAGCCTCCGCAAGGCTATCAGGCCGACCTTATCTGGATTGACGAAGACGTTAACAACGAAAACTTCGTTGGCGAATCGCAGGCCCGCTTGGCAGACCGCAAGGGCCGCTTCGTCTGGTCAGCTATGCCGCACTCCAAGAACGACGCCCTGATCGGGCTGTGCGAGCGTGCCGACAGGGCAGTCGAAGAAAACAACAACTTCATCGACGCTGAGGAGAAACGCAAGAACATTGAGCGTTGGAGTGCCTTGGGCGCGGACGAGGTCCGCATGCGAGCCGAAGGCGAGTTCACCACCGAATCAACTCTGATGTACCCCAACTTCAATCAGGCGGTGCATGTCCTGAAGCGGGAAGAGCTGCCCCAAGTGCCGGAGGACTGGACGCGCTACGTTTCCATTGACCCTGGCCACGCAGTAATGGCAAGCATTTTTGGCGCTGTGCCGCCAGACGAATCATTCCTGCTGATCTACGACGAACTGTACATCAGAAACTGTAACGCACTCATCTGGGGCGAGGAGTTTGAGAAGAAGGTGAAGCACCAGCAGTTCCGTGCGTTCGTCATGGACATGCACGGCGGCACACTGCGTGACCTGGGCTCCGGACGGCTTCCGCATGAGCTTTACACAGAGGAGCTTCGCAGGAGGAAGATCCGCAGCCTCGCCACCAACTACGGCTTTGTGCCTGGCTCAGACGACATTATGGCACGCACCAACCTTGTGCGGCAGATGATGCACATACGCGGCGACGGAAGCGTGCGGCTGAAGGTGCTGGAGTCTGCGTGCCCAAACTTGCTGCGAGAGCTAAAGCGGTATCGCAAGAAGACTACCAACGTGAACGGTGTGACGTACGTGACCGACGTGCCGTACACACGCGGCGACGTTCACGCAGTGCAGTGCTTGGAGTATCTCTGCGCCTACGAGCCAAAGTACCACGCACCGCCGAAGAAGACTGGCCCAGACCCTTGGTGGGTCAAATGGCTGGAAGACCGCAAACGACGCCAGCGGGACAACGAAAAAGGCGTCAACCTTGGCCCCGTAGCGAGAGAGTGAAATATGCAGCCGTTTGACATGCCGGAAGTCCAGTTGGGCGATTGGGTGCTGTTCAGGCCGCATGACAATGCGGACACGGAGATCGGCCTTGTCTCGCAAGTCGTACGGCGGCACGGAGCGGCCCAGCGTCCACCACAAGGACGACCCAGGCCTCCATGAGTACCCAGAGTGGAAGCGATACGGCACTTGGGAGCACAAGCCTGCAGATCCCAAGGTGGCAATCCTTTCAGAGAAGGTAGCCATGCTGGAGAAGAAGTTAGCTGCCCTCCAACCCAACAAAAAGGGACAGTAACCCTGTATGGACGACAACCCTCTCCGCCCGATATGCAAGCAGTGGCTTGAGAAGATCAAGCTCGCTGAAAAGCACAAGAAGCCCTTCACGGAAGACGCCGATGAGGCTATGGCTTTCTTTTGCTCTGACCCGGACGCCATGTGGGGGAGTAAGTATTTTAAGCACTACTCCCGTGGCATTGAGCCCCCAGAGTTCCGGATGCAGATCAATCGGGTGTGGGAGGCCGTCCGTCTCTTCACGGCCGTCATTCACCACAGAAACCCGACCCGCACGGTCACGCCCAAGCAGTACCCAATAGATGGGGCCTGACGGGCAGCCAGTGATCGGCCCTGACGGGCAGCCGGTGATGATGCTGGACCCCGGCATGCAGATGTACCAGCAGATGATGCAGCAGCAGCAGATGATGCTGGAGCGTCGGAAGCTCGTCAGCAAGCTACTGGAGGACTACCTTAACTACACGCCGAACGAGCTGAACCTTAAGCAGCACTCACGGAAGGTCGTAGAGGAGGCCTTCATTAAGGGGTGCTCCGTTTGGTGGCATGAGCTGTATCAGCCCCCAGGCACAGAGACAAAGTTTGCTGGCAGCTTCTTCGATTCCATCGACAACCTCGTCTGGGACCCCGACGCCGACGAGTTTGAAGACATCCTCTGGTGTGCCCGCAAGCGTGTCCACCCGGTCGACTACGTGGCCAACAAGTTTGGCCTCAACAGGGAGGATCTGCGTGGCAACGGCGAGACATATCAGTCGCAGGCCCGCGCATCCGAGCGAGGCTACGACCACAAGCGGAAGAACGGCAAAACCAACGATCTCATCACCTACTGGGAGATCTACTCAAAGACCGGGTTCGGCGACCGCCTGAAGGACGGCGACAAGGAACTGCGAGGCAAGTTCGACGCCTTGGGGCCGAACTGCTACATCGTCGTCGCCGAGGGAGTGGACTTCCCGCTCAACGCCCCTCCGGCCATGTTGCAGGAGGAAGTGGACGAGACGGGCATCCCGCAGTCCCTGTTTATGGCCGCCCAGTGGCCGATCCCGTTCTGGGCTGAGCCAAACGGATGGCCGTTCACGCTCCTCGCTTGGCACGGAAAGCCTGGCTACAGCTGGCCTCTCTCGCTCATCCGGCCGGCGATTGGTGAGCTGCGGTTCATCAACTGGGCGATGTCCTTCCTCGCCACCCGGATCGCCACCTCCTCGCAGACGTTAGTCGGCGTGGCAAAGGCGGCGGACCCGGACATCAAAGCGAAGATTCTGGAGAAGGCCGAGGGCGGCTTCAAAATCGTTGAGATCAGCGAGGCTATTGGCCGCAGCGTCAACGACGTGATCAGCGTCTTCCAGATGCCTGGTGTCACCCAAGACATGTATCAGATCGTAGCTGAGGTGACGGCCCTATTTGACCGCCGCGTGGGCCTCACAGAGCTGATTTACGGCATGTCCAGAAATCAGTTCAGGTCAGCTGCAGAAGCACAGGTGAAGGCGGAGCAAATCTCCGTCCGGCCTGACGACTACGCCAACCAGCTAGAAGACGCCTTGTCGGAGGTCGCCCGCAAGGAGGCGCTGATGGCAAGGTGGCTTATCTCTCCCGAAGACGTGGCCCCGCTGCTCGGCCCAATGGCAGCCCAAGCGTGGCAGATGCACGTCCTTAACGAGGCCCCGGACACCATCGTCCGTGAGTACAGCTACCGCGTTGAGGCAGGCTCGGCACGCAAGCCGAATATCGCCAGCAAGGTTGAGAACCTCAACAACGCCATGCAGATCATTATGCCCGTCGCCCAAGGCCTTCTGCAGGCTGGCAAGCCAGAACTCTTCAACGCCATGCTGGAGGACTGGGGCAACACAATGAACTTCGATGTGAGCCGCTACTTGGTCCCGCCTCCACCGCCACCACCGCCAGGCCCGCCGCCTGGTGAAACTCCCCCGGAGCAGCCACCACAGTGATCCCTGACCACATTAGGCGACTTGGCCTGCAGGCAGTTGAGACATACGAAAAGGCTCTCCCGCATGGCGAGAAGTGGGCCGAGATGTGTGCCTACCAGATTGCACCTGGATCTCTCGGATCAGACCGGGCGTTTATGGAGGGCCGCTACAACAACCAGCAGCTGGACAACATGCCGAAGCGGCAAGCGACCTACATCGCCAAGGAAGCACGTGAGGCCGGCATCGACATTTCAGGCAAGTATTACGTTGGCGGCTTGGCCGACAAACGTGGCTGGA